GCATGTTCTTTCAGCATAATGGTATTTCTCACTTCACGTTTCAACATATACCTATCTTTTTCAACCTCATCAAAGAATCCATATTTGTGTTTCTTTGAATTGGAATACATAAGTGGTGATTTGGTATACGGATAACCAGAAGATGTCTTCAGGTTCATACCACAGAAATACTTATTTCCTTCAATACCATTTATATTGTCATATTCGTCAAGAATTTTGTACGGACTTTCTTTGTACGGTGAATCCATTGACAAAATGGTATCTTTGAAATCTGTCTTTGCTAGGTCGAGAATGTGTGGATCAAAAGGTATTGAGGGAGCAAATTGCTTTTCCACTGCAATCCTCATTGGATTAACTTCATTTCCTTCTGGATCTTTGTATTTCCTGAGATTTGCTGGTTTTGTTTTTGGTTCCCACGGTAATTCACCATAAAATGGTGTAGTAATAATACCCGTCGTATTAGGCGTTCGTGACGTGCTCGCACGATCAAGTTCACCCAAATATTCCACATTGTCGGTAGTCAATACTTGACCTTTCCCGGCATCCATAACTAAATCACCTTTATGAGTCTGAACTAACACATCTTGTAACCTATCTATCATTCCTAATACATAATTTCTAGACATAACATTGCAAGAACCGGTCCCAGTATTTGTTCCGGATAAATGGAAACCGAGTATACATGCGGAGTTGTTCGAGTGTAAACAAATTGGTGAACCACAGTCACCTGGTAGTGTTGATGCAGCATAATTCCAGCCTGAAACTATATAAATTTGCTGAGGACCTTTGGAATTAGTCAAGGAATACTTGATCATACTTGGTATGTACTTCAGATGCGTACAATTCAATATACCGGGTATATTGGGTGTAAATTGCGTACATGCTGAAGCAGTAAAATCAAGAGTCTTTACTGTGGACAACTTTTCATCACACACAAAGTGCTTAGTTATATCTGTGAAGAAATTGATATTTGGTACTCTCACAAATACTGCATCTTTATTTGTATCAATTATGTAGTCTTTGTTCTCTACAAGATTATCTAGATTGCAGTAAATGTATTCTTCAGGTCTTCTGTGCAAATGTGTACGGATGAAGAAACCATTTTGTTCAGTCGCTATGAAATAGTGGTGTGGCAAAACTAGTGTTTGTCCTGAAATGAAAAACCCACCCAACTTGGGATCAGCATCATCTCGATTTTCATAAATAGAAACTCTATTTTTCACTAATGTGCCTCTGATAAAGGAAACTGTTTGCGGATCCACCGCTGCTTCTGCATTGATAATTTCTTCAGTTTGAACAGGATCCATGAATCGAATCATTTTAACTGTGTCACTCTCGCATATTTCTTGTTTGGGCTTCACCCCAACCATTGGACTGGTACTCACTACACTTTCACACAGATTTTCTTCTTTGAGTTTTTGTATTTGTTTTTCAAGTCCCTCGATTCTAACAAGATTCGCATGTTTGACTGTCAAGTTTTTGGTAGATTCAGCTCCTTCAATTCTGATGAGTTGTGCTGGTTTCGGTGTAATATTCTTGGTAGATTCACTGGTCAGATCTTTGAGTTGTTTCGCAATTTCTTCGATTTTTGTAACTTTATCTGGTGAATTTTTAACAGATTTCGCAGCTTCGATGAATTTCTCAAAGTCTTTTTCTCGATCATCTATTGAATCTGCACAAGAACCAATCCTTTTGAAGAGTGCTATGACTTTTTGGTAGTATGTTTCATCTCGCTCTTCCTTGTTCTCATAAGGATCGTAAGTGTCAATTTGATCCAATGGTATTGCTTCAGCTTGTAAAATCTCAGCGAGTTCACCTCCAATATTTTGTAGTTCCTCACGCAATGCAGCAATCCATTTCTCGTTATTTATTTTGTAAGTCTCAAGATTGTCTCGTTGTTTTTCAGCAAAATCTAACCAGTATCTTTGTGTCCAACCTTTCTGTTTCTTTCGATTCAACCAGTAAAAAGGATTTGAT